TTACTGCTTTTCAATATATGTGGCTTTTACGAATCCATAGATACGTCCATCAATTCTGATGTAGTACCACTGTGAGCCATCCTGCGCATGTACCATATCGCACACATCCACCAGGTTGCCCTGGCCCAACTGTGGCCATGACTTGATTTTTGCATTGTTCGTGCCTGCCCATGTTCTCACATTGAGTGAGCTTGCTGTTACTTTTCCAACCCACTGTGGTGTCTTTGTCAGTACTCCATCATCTGTCATGGATGCTGGTGTGCTGCTTTCCTGTTTGGTGATGTACTCTGCAGATACAAAGCCGTATTTTTCACCCTGGTCTCCAGTGATTTTCACATAGTACCATGGGTCACCATCTTTGTCTTTTACAACCTCGCACACACCCACCTTTGTACCCTGCTTGATTGTCGGATATGATTTCAGCTGCGCGTTTCCAGTACCGGCCCATGTTCTCACTGACAGCTCTGGTGTATTGACTACGCCGCTCCAGTTGACATTTTTATTGAGTGCACCGCTTGTTGTTGGTGTGCTCGGTGTTGGTGTCGGTGTACCTGATGACTGTGCAAATTTTGGTGAGGCATATCCTCTGATGTAGCCATTGCCTATAGATAACACGCGTCTGGCCACAGCCTCTCCTTTGTTACCCTCAATCACGGTGATCTGTCCGTTTGACACTGACTCAACCACCCCAATATGGTCCGCTGTCCCATCATTTGGCTGTGTGGATTTATCCCAGTTATACGGAATGATGTACCCCATCTCTGGTGTTATCGTTCCATCTTCTTTCCAGATACCTAACTGTTTGAATATTTTGATGTGTTCCTCGCATCCACACTCTCGTCCAATAAGGGCCACGGCTCCTGCTTTGATTGCTGCAGCACTCACGGTGGTATCGCACCACTCATCAGTGTATTTGACTGCATATCCTCGTGGCAATGGCCGCACGCTGTTGTAGAGGTCAATGATCTGCTTAAATAACCCATTTGCCTCACTCCAATTCACCCAGCTCTGCATCACATTTACATATTCTCGTGCTGTTACTCCCATTTCTGTGGTCTCCTTTGCATATTTATCATAGTATTTCTGTCCATAGGTTGCTCTTTTGGCTTTTACGCTTGCCCCAGTATCTGCCGGAGCTTCATATTTGACCAGTACAATGTCAGATGCCTCCTGCACTGATGTTGCTGTTTTTAATACATTCATGACGGAGCTGTAGCTCTTTGTCAGTTCCTGGAGCAACCAGTCCATCTGTGTCTCCACATCTGCAATAGACACGCCTCTGGCCATGACCAGGTCATACAGTCCAGCTTTTCGCCCCTCTGATGTCCATTGTGCCAGACCATATCCATATTGTCTGGAGTCTCCCAGAGGATGCAAGAACAATGCTCTTGTGATTTCTCCATTATCCACTGCCTGCGTGTAGGTTTCATCTGTATATTTGTTTCCAAGCCTAATCTGGCACAGGTTTTCCAAATTATTTGACTGTAACCCACTCTCTGCATAAAGATTTCCCATCATTCCTGCAGCACCATAGGCATTGCCAATCCCTGCCAGTAACTTCTCCCAGATTTTCTGCTCATCATTCATTGTTTAGTCCTCCGTTGGTGGTTCCTCAAAACAGGAACAACTAAAAGTTTCAATTCTTATCTCATAGATGCCATCCCGTTTCTGCAGTGTGATTGGCCCCTGGTAGTTGTAGACCGTTTCTCCGTCTGCATAGATGGTTATGTTTCCCACTTTTTCATCTGAGGTTGTAATCACCAGCGGTGTTACTTCCACCTCTTTTTCTGCTGTCTGCTCTGGCTCATCTGTTATTGCACAGTCTGCAACCAAAAACGCAATGCTCAGCACCAGTATAATGGCCATGATGGCCAGCCCTACCTTGTTATGTTTCATGTTCTCGCCTCGCTAACGTAAAAGAGGCCGGTGTCCCGGCCCCTCCTCATTATTCCTGTTCTTCGCTTTCTTCCAGTTCCGTCTCAATGACCAAATCTGTGCTTGATGCATCCACCAATCCCTCGCCAATAATGTAGGCCAGTGCGGATGCCCCTGCCATGATGAGTGCTGCCACCTGTGTTCCAGTGCTCTCAGCTCCTCCTGTGGCCACAATCATCATTGATACGAATGAGCCAACTGCTACCCATAATTTTCTTGATGTTAATTTCTTTACCCAGTTAATATTTTTCATCTTCCATTTCCTCACTTTTCTTTGTTAAAATTTCAATCGCAAGTTTCAGTTTCTTTGGCATTGGTACGCCCATGAGTCCTGCGTTTTCTGTGATGCTTATTGCCTCATTGGATATAAATGCAATCATCACGGCATCCCGGATGTAATTTGTATGTATCATCAAATCAAAACGATATGCCACCAATACGATCAGCAGGATGACACCCTTTCTGCAGATGCCTTTGAACCCTGCTTTGCTTTCCAGTGCTCCGTTTTCAGTCTTATTTGACTTGTGAAATACTCCGGCCACAATTAGTCCGGTCAGGTAGTCCACCGCCATAAATATCAATAGTGTTTGCAATCCTGTGTCCCATCCTCCCAAAAGAGTTGCTATGAATCCACCTGCAGCTCCAGCGGCTGCGCAAATATACTCTTTCACCTGTCCACCTCCTCTCTGCCCTCAATCATCATCCACGTCATCTGCGTCCGCATACGGTCTGCAGTAATATTCCGTTATGTCCAGCTCATCCTCAATCTCGGCCAGGGTTTTCTTTCCCTGGCCTCTGATGAGCAGTCTCAGGTCTGTGATGTGAGACCAGAGTCTGGATATTATCCTCAACTTTGTCATTATTCTGTTGTTAACTCCTCAAAACCAGAGTTGATGAGGATTTTTTTGACCTTTTCTTTCAAGAGTCTTGGTACTCTGTTGTAGAGAGCTTTTGCCTCCTCAGTAGTATCTGCGTTCATAATTTCCTGTGCCCATAACATTGCCATCATTGTCTTTCCATCCTTTCCTAAAATCAAAATAATAAAATTGGTTAATAAGTTACTCATAGACGGCCTCACTCATTTCCATGAGACACTCTGTGAGCATCCTGATCTGTTCATTCTGCTCTGCCACCGTCTGCTCCAGTGTCTTTTCCGGTACCGGCTCATAGTCCAGGTAGTTCTCCGGTTTGCTCAGCACTTTGTCCTGGCTGATGTTTTCCGCTTTCTCTCGGAACTGGTGGAAATCATATTCCCAATAGGTCTCTGTGTGAGTAACTTCCTGCTCTTTTTCCACAGTCTGAGTGATTTCCTCAGTAACCTCCTGCCCGTTCAGGCAGATGGTCACATCCACCTTGCCATTGTCAAGCGGCTGCCAGCTGACCGCTGGCTGTTCGGTTGTGAATCTTGCTTTCATTGCTTACCCTCCTTTTCACGTATTTCATCAGCTGCTCTATTCCATACTTTTTCAAAAAGTTTGTGGAATCTGAATTTTTGAACCACCCAAAATAAGAAATACACCGGTATGCCAATTTCAGGACTATCCGCTTGTATTTCCTCAGTTGTTTCCAGGCCCTCATGAATGCCCGTCTGGCCGTGAGAAAAATCTTTCTCCTGACCTCTGTGTGGTCTCTGTAAATCTTGTACCCCATCATGTCAATGCAATCTCCATGGTGTTTTCCATCTCTCCCTATATGGTCCATCTGGAACAACTTCCAGTTCGGTTTGATGGTTAGTCCCAACTCTTCCTGGAAGAATTTCACCAGCATCTCCATTGCCTTTCTCACGTCTGCTTTTCTTGAACCTAGCAAGAGGATGTCATCCATGTAGAAAAGTGCTTTGTAAATCAATCTTGTCCTTTTCTTCGTGCCATCTCTTTGCTTTCTCACTTTGTAGAGGTTCTGTTCTGCGTAGTGATAGGCAAATGAGAGAAAATAATTGCACAGCCACTGGCTCAGGTACGAACCAATGGAGAGACCTTGCTTGTATGACCTGATCAGCGTCTCCACTAAATAAAGCAGGTCATCATTTTTGACCTGCTTTCTCAGAAAACTCATGAGCCTTTCAATATCTATGGACGGATAGCAATGGTGTACATCTCCCTTTGCTCCCACCCTTGTTTTGTCTGGGTTCTTTCGCACCCACTTTTCTATTGCTTTCTTGCCGTATACCTGACCTCTTCCTGGTATGCTGGCACATTGGTATTTTCCAATCTTTCTCTCAAACAACTCCATGAGCGCATTTACTGCAGCATAGTCATATATCTGCTGTTTGATACATTCAACTCCAATCTCTCTGATCTTTCCGGAGTTTCCATCCAGTCTTTTGGAGTATTTAATTTCTGGGAAATCAATCTTTCTTTCCATGATTTCCAAAGCCATGGCCTCTGAGGCAATATCCATCAGTGGCTCTGCACATCTTTTGTCATGTTTGATGTTGCGGTGGAGCTGTCTGGCTGTGCTATCTGAAAAAGTGGCCAGAAACTCTGCGGTTTCAAAACGCTCATACTTGTCTGATAGGCACTCTGCCATTGCCGCTCTCATCCACTTTGCATCCATCTTTATATTTTTACAGTATCTTTTCAACTGATGTCCTCGTTTCTTGATAAAGTGGTTTTCGGTTTTTCTACTCACCCCACCCACGGCCTACTGCACCGTAAGTCCACAAGCCAGGCATCTGTGTTCCCGTACTTATGGTTTGGCTTCAATCAAATTTTAGGGATATGCCCTACGCACCAGTTTCCTGGTAGCTCCATCCAGTGGAGCGAAATACAACGCTGTACGTCAAAAAATATCAAGAAATGCCAGAAACGATATTCCAGTTCGCATTGGACCACCCATTGTTCGCATTCAGAATCCACAGCCCGGCTTGCGTGCCATTGTTCAAATTGCCCAGGGCCAGCCACTGGGAATGCCGCTCGTTTAGCGTTGTAAGTCCGTTTATATTATTTGCTCCCGGCAATGATGTCGGGAGCAGTTGTTTGAAATGTTATAAGGGGAAAGCCCCTCTATCAGGCCGTGGCCTGATATTCACCCCTGGTGCCATTTGGTGAAACTCCAGAAACGATACGCCAGCCCGCATAGGACCACCCATCGTACGCATCCAGAATCCACAGCCCGGCCGGCGTGCCAGAGTACAAAGAGCCCAGGGCCAGCCACTCTCTTTGTCCAGAGGTTCCCACATCCGTGTAGAGACCATCACACCAACCTGTTGCACTTCCTGCTCCTGTTCCAGTCGGTATCATGATACCTCTGTCAATGTCTGTTGTTTCCTCGGTGATGTATTTCCATGATGCTGCAGTATATGGCACCTGAGCACTTGCTTTCTTGTATGTGGATTTTGCCGTTGTCACATTGGTTGTCAGGAGACTTGCGTCCTCGCACACCCATACATCTCTGGCTGGGTTTCCATCCGCTCCGGTGACAATGTCCATGAACACGTTGCCTAATACGTCATAAGCCCCTAAGTGCCATTCAATGCCCTGCATCTTACATGGAAAAATCCCACTTGTGTTACTTCCTGGTGAACCGTCTGAGCCAACTACTTCATCTGTGGAACCTGTGTGCCACGGCATTGTGCTCATACATGTGGTCAATGTGGTGTCAAATGCCTCTGGGGCATCCACATAGACTGCTGCGTTCGTATCATCCACATCCTCCACTCGTGTTACTTTGACGCTGTATGCTAGGTTGTGCATGTATGCATAGTATCTGTCTTTATTTGTAGCCTCACCTACTTCTCCAATAGAGACGTAGGAACCCACTACGAATTTGGCCGCGTTCGCCTTGGCCATGACTACTCTCATCACTCCAGTTTCTTCCACGGTTGCATTGTACTGATAATTGTAAGATGTGCAACCAGCCATAATACTCTGGCTATTGGTTGTCGCATATTTGATGATAAACATGAGCTGCAGATAGAACAAATCCCAGCAAGTTGTACCGCAATAATGTGCGCCCAGCTTGTGCATATACCCAACCATTCCCGTATAGCTGACTGGGTCTTTGGCATCTGCCGCCTGGCATCCATTGGCCGGTGCTCCTCCGGCTGAGGAATATGGCGCACCCTCAATGTCAATGGCTTTGTATTTTCCGTGTATCATAATTGGAGATACTGTTCCATCTGGGTTGATGCTCTCTTTCATTGGATGAGGTGTGCGCTCGCTTTTTACTGCAGAGTAATGATATAGTACCGCGTCTCCCACATCCTCTATTCCGAACCAGCCGCCCATGGTGACCTCGCCTACCTGGACCTTGCCAGTCTTTGTGAAACCAACTTGTCCCTCTAATGCATCCACATGATTGAACCCATTCTCATCCACATGCCAGTTGCATGTAAAATGCTGGAAGAGACCATATTGCTGGTAGTCATCCTGGCCAGGTGTGATACCTGTGGATGGTGTGCAGATCATGTCTGCATTATCATTGAGTTTTTCTCCTACCGGGCTTGTACTGGTTGTGTATTTATAGAGCTTTGTGGTGAATACCTTGTTGCTCCTGCGTAAAGCAAAATAGTTTGAGAGCGCATTTTCAATGCCTCCTCCTGCTTCAATAATTGCCTGTACCTGTTCTTGTCCTTTGGCATCCAATGTGGCCACGCTCTCTGCTGTGGTTTCCACCAGCTGAGCATTTGTCTGGTTTGCAGTTTCAATGTCTTTCTCCAGGTCTCCCTTGACCTGTGTGGCACTCTGTACCAACCCGGTCATGACATTGATCTGTTCGCCTGCAGTCTTGATGCTGCCATCTAGGGCTGTCTTATTTTCTCCGGCTGATGTGATGTCCTGTTCCAGAGAACGCTCAGCCTGTCCTGCTGATGTGATGTCCTGTTCCAGGGAACGCTCAGCTTGTCCTGCTGCCGTGATGTCTCCGGTTAGTGTCTCATGTAACTGGTTCCCCTGTGTGAGCTTTCCTGCCAGGTTATCGTTTAATGTATTTCCATCACTGATATTCTTGGCCAGGTTTGTGTTGGTGGTATCTCCGGCTTTCTTGTTGGCCACCAGGTTTGTGTTGGTGGTATCTCCGGCTTTCTTGTTGGCCACCAGGTTTGTGTTGGTGGTATCTCCGGCTTTCTTGTTGGCTATCAGGTCAGTGTTGACCTGTGTGGCCACTGTGATGTCTGCAGCAAAGTCCTGTTCCACCTTTTGGTTTGCTTTCACATTTGCATCAATTTCATTTTTCGCATTCACCACGTCTTTTTTAATTTGCTCATACGTGTTGTTCTCGTCAGAGACCATATCAATTCCATCTGCAATGCTGTCTCTGACATCTTTTCCTTTTTTTGCCGCTCTTATTTTGTCTGTGTACGGTTTACTATTCGTTGACATATTATCCTCCAATCTTCAAAGTACATGAGTTATCTTCAAAGGCAATCCCAACCAAATCCTCTGGATGCCCTGCCCTTGCAACTACTTTTTCCTCTGGTGTGTCTTGCCAGACTTCGTGTCCTTGCACTGCGTAGAGGGCAAGCTCATACGGATATATCACCTTTGCCCTGCCCTCTTTTCTTGCGCTAAATGTCTGCATTCTTTTTCACTCCCATCTTGTCCTTGAAATCCTCAATTTTGTCCACCTCTGTGTGCACCTCTGGTGATGTCTGCTGCACTGGAGCTGGTACCGGAGCAGGTGCTGGTGTCTCTGGCCCTGCTGTCTCCGTTCCTGCTGTTTCTGTTCCCTGTTGCACTGCTGCATTGAGTGTCATCTGTGTCAGCTCCTGCGCGTACTCCTCTGATTTGATCTGGCGCACATGCGACTGGATGCCATCCAGTACTTTGTCCATGAGAGAGGCAGGGATTGCATACTCCTGCATATATCCCACCACCTGTGCATCAAGTTCTCCTTCTACATAATCCAATAAAGCTCCTACGTTCATTTTTCTCCTCCTATAACATTATTCCATTTTTGAATGTGTACTCTATCCATGACCAGCCAACGCTGCCACCTCCGGCATCCCACATGTCTACAATAAATTTTCGTTTGCCTGTGAATGTCTCCCACACGGTTCCTGCGTTGTATGTTGTTGCCGTGTATAGCTTGCCCATAATATCCACCCTGGAGTTTCCACGAATGCGGATGGTCCTTGCGGATGAATTACTATAAGAGCCGGCAAAATCAATATAGCCATAAGTTGTGGAGCCATAGCCCCCGGTGATTTCACCATATGACATCTTAATGAACCATCTGCCATTGATTGCCTCAAATGTTCCTTGGCAGGATGCACCTTTCATGGTCACATATCCAGCTGCTGATAGCGTGAAATTTGTAGACTGAATGCTGATTCTGTTTGACTTAATGCTGATTGCACCAGCCTCTGTGCTAATTTCTGAGGATATCTTGCCCTTGCTTACTTTTAGCAGGATGTTGTCCGCATTCACTTTGATGCTTGACTTTAGTGTTTCCTCAGCCGCCTTTGCTCTCGTAACCTCTGCGGTGATACTGTTAGATGTCAGTTGTAGCTGTGACTCTGTGTACTGTGATGCGTACCCAAGTATCTCCACATCTGTGATGCAAACATAATCTCCAGGAGTCTGACAGTAGAAATATAAATATCCGTTACCTGCAGCAACGCTATTGATCGTCAGCTCTACAGTCTGCCAGTCCGTGGAAATATCTCCAGCCACGGTATATACCGAATTGTAAAACGATACTCTAACTCTTGTGTTTTCTTTTCCACAGCAGGCTTTGAAACGTATGGTGAACTTTCCAGTCTTTGGCACCGCTATTGTACTTCTAGTCCTCAAATAATATCCTGTGCTCGTAGTGTCTCCCAGGTTGATAACGCCACAAGTTTTATTGTTCCAAGTTGTCTGGTATACCTTTGTTGTATCGTAACGGTACCAGTTTGTGGCATAGCTGCCGTCAAACGCATCAGGGAAATTTCCCCCAACGCAATAGTTGTGCTGCTGTGCCTCATACATTTCCTGGACGCTCTGCGTTATCTTTCCAGCCTCCACGGTTATTCTGGCATCCACATCATCAATCAGCTCTTTCACGTCCCTGAGCGCTCGTAGGTCTGTGATGTATGCCTCTTTTGCACTGCTGCCATACAAAGCAAAATAAAAGTTCTTTGTGGCCTTGCTTGTCAGCGTGACGGTCTTTTTGATTGTGTACCATGTATCTGTGTTGAGTGTTGAAAAGCTCTGGTACTGTGTGCTGCCGGTTAGGCCAAAATAGCAATAGGTTGGTTTCTTCCCGGTTGGAATGTATATTTTGACTTCCACCTCATAGGTTCCTGCCGGTAGTTCGCCCAGGGCCTGTTGTACAGTTCCCATTGAGCCATCTGTCTTGACCAGGTGCATTGCATTGATATTGCCTGCCTGCTCCTTTGTCACCGCTAGGTTGGCGGTTGCCGTAAACTTGTCCACATCAATATCCTGGTTATCCCCATTGACCACATAATCATAGCGGTTTGTGATGCTTTTCTGGTCCGTCACTGCCAGCTGTATCTGGTCCTCCATGGCCTTGATGCTTGTGGTGATGACTTCCCTCACTGCTATGTCCTTTTGATCGGTGTAGTCATTTGCGCCCTCTAATGTATCGGAGAACTTGCCCTCCAGTTCTGACTTGTATTCTACGGTCAGCTTTTCTGCATCAATGGAGTTTGCTGTTATGCGCTCGCCAATGATTTGGCCATCCAGTGTCATTCCCACTGTATATGGCCCTTGATACCCATTATGTGTGCCACCTATGCCGTCTTTATTGATCTGCAATATGTTGGTGGCCTGTTCCTTGTCTGGCGCGTCCATGTATAAATCCCTGAGCCACTTTCTGCTCTCGTCAAATTCTTCCCTCTTGTAGCCGCCCTCACTTCCTGTCATCTTGGCCGTGAGATTGTCAATAGCCGACTTGATGGTTTCATTTTGGATTTTCCTGCGCTGTTCTGCAGATGCTGTGATGCCTGAGTATATCCTTGACTGCTGCTCTGTATAACTCAGCTTTCGGTTTTCTCCCATGCTCAGCTTTGCGCTGTCTGGTCTCTGCAGTGGTATGGTCATTTCCATAACCGGGAAAATTCTATCCATGCCGTATGGTTTTGCCCTGCATGGAATCCGGTCTCCAATGTCAAAGGACTCATAGTCCTTGTCTAGGATGGATAAATCCACCGCTGTCAGGTCCAGGGTCATATCCTCAAACTGATTATCTGCCAGCCATTCTTTTCCCTTTCGCAAGAGATTTGATGGCACTGTGACATCATCCCACACCTGTGTGGCCCACACCCATCCAAAGGTATTGACCGCCTCCTGGCTGTAAATGTAATTTGAGCCACCATTCACGCTGGTGATGTCTGTGTATTTCTCCAGGCCCTCAATGTCTGACTCGTCCTGCAGGCGTGCACCTAAAGGAATGAGTGCCGTGGCCAGGTTCTCTGCTGATTTACTCTCTGCGTAGTCCAGTAGGTTCAGACCAAATTCTATGGGCTGTTCACAATACTTTCCATACTCCTCAATGTGTACCCAGTCCATATATAACCGGTCATTCTCATGCCGGAGTCTCAGGTACCCACCTAGTCTGTCCACCAGTTTCTCGCGGATGGCTTTGAGAGTGTTTTCAAAATTGGTGTAACGCATGACAGAGTCATTTGAGTCTGTCACGGTCACTACGCCAATGTATATCTTTTTCCTATCTTCCACTTGGTTGTTGTGGATGTCCAGGAACGTCTGCAGCATCTGTCTTGGTGTCATATCATGATACTCGGCCTGTGGTTGGATGCTGTCTGAGAGGAAACTCATTGCGCCGGCGCAATACACACTTTTGTTGTTGTATCGGTCTTTCTTTGGCTGTTTTCGCACCTCTCCATAAAATATTTCTTTGTCATCTCGGTACACGCTCACCATGCTCTTGCGGTTGTTGATTTTGCCATACAGCGGATTGATTGGCGGTACCGTAAATTCAAATTGACCGGCATATCCGGTCTGTAGTTTTACTGTTGGATTGGTCAGCACTGCCTCTTTGTCTCCAGGGTAGTACAGTATCTGGCCATCCATTTCCACTTTATACAATTACAATGACCCCCTCCTGTATCTGATTGTGAGCGTTCCCTGTCCAGTGAAAGACAACGTCACATCTTCCTGATCAACCACAATGTCTGCAAATCTGTTCTTGCCTCGTACCAGGGTGTATGTCTTGCCTGCTGTTGTCATGGTGATGCCTGCTGTTCCAATTTGGCTCACCTGAATGACCGGTACAAACGGCATGATGTCCGGTATGATTGTATAGCTCTTTGTGCCTCCTGATGGGGTTACTGTGATTTCTGTACCCTCATCTATGATGCCTGTTTCAAAGTCAAATGAGTCCCACAACCAGTCCTCTGTGGAGTCTGCTACATTGTACTTGTATGGGTCTGCCTTTGGTATGGCCAGCGTAAAGCTGCCAATCTCTCGGTTTCGGTCAAAGTCTGAAATCTTTGCCCTGCCAATCCAATAAAAGCCTGGGTCATTGTCAAATATGATTTTGACCTCTCGGCCCTCAATTTTGTTTCTTATGTCTGAGACAATAATATCCCAGTCATTTCTTTTGTTTTTTCCTCCCAGCAGGATTGTCACAGGACGGTTTTTGAATATACGCCGCCCCGTAGTAGCCTCTGACATATCCAGGAAACCGTCTGCCCCTGGAATATCCAGGTAAAACGTCTCCTGCTCTGGGTCTCCTATACAGTTGTTGTTGCCTATTGCTAAATGCCAGTCATTGATAGTGTGGAAACACTCTCCTGTTGAGACCACCTCAATGGTGGCCCCGTTTGTTAATACATTCATAGCTGTCCCTCCTCTATCGCAAGTTCTCCCAGCTTGTGGTCCATAGCCGGTGCCAAATGTCCTGCCACCTCATCTGTGTCCCACTTCAAAACATGCCCCTGTTCCAGGTATGGGAGGAACTTGGCCAGCATTGCTGTGATGTTCGTGATTGCGTTGCTCTGTGCTGTGCCGTCCTGGCTCACTAATGCATTTGCATTGATGGTCATGTCTTTTGTTACTCCGGCCACGGCATTTGCCACCACAGCCTTGCTTTTTTCAATACCTTTTGCCAGTCCCTGCATAAAGTCAGGCATCCAACTCTCATAGTCCGTCAGAGGTCCCTCATCCGGCACTGAGAAGTGTAAGAATGAGCGTATCGTGCTGGCCACGTTTGAAACCGCGTCCGTCACCCATCCTATTGCACCTTTGATTCCGTCTACAATTCCCATGATGAAATCACGGCCCCATCCTACAGCTTGGCTCGGCAATGATGTTATAAAACTGATAGCTGACTGAAAACCGCTTGATACAACTTGGCCCAGTCCGCTCAGCGCGCTACCAATTCCTGAAACCAGGTTATTGAATGCCTGTACTGCTGATTCTTTCAGGTTGGATGCCGTCTGGCACACGGACTCTTTGATACTGTTCCAGATTTCACTGGCTTTCTGTTTGATTCCGCTCCAGATTTGGCTTGCTGTTTCGGCCAGACCTGAGAAATATGTGGTCACGCCCTCGACCAGTCCAGAGACCAGTGATGATACAAGTTCTTTGATGCCGGTCCAGATTGTGTCTGCAGCATCCTTGATGTTGTTCCAAATATTTTGAGCGTCTGATTTCAGCTTGTCGAAATTCCCCGTCACCAGGTCAATCAGTAAGAGTACCGGTGCGAGTATCGTATTTTTCAGTAACTCCCATGCGCCTGATGCAATCGTGGTCAGTCCTGACCAGATGCCCTCTAGTGTTGTCACGCATGTCTGCCAGAGTGACTGGATAGTGGTCACAATCGTTTGAATGATTGGATTTTGCATGATGGCCGTCCAGATCTGTGCAAAGAAATCATGCACCTGCTGCCAGAGGCCTGCCCACCATTCCGGTATTGCCTGGAATTTTGCAACCAGGGCATCCCATGCCTGCGGTATGGTCACTGTAAAGAAATTGCAGATGGCCGTCCATATTTCCACGCATTTGTCTTTCACTACCTGCCACAAATTTCCGAACCATTCAGTTATGGCTCCCCAGTTTTTCACTATGGCTATGATGCCGGCTATGGCCGCGGCCACTCCTGCTATAATTCCAATAATTGGCAGCAACGGTACCTCTAACATTGTCACTGCCAACGCCACCGCAGCTATTGCTGGGGCCAGCGTTGTGAATACCGCAATCAGACCTCCCAGGATCACCACAAAGTGTTGTACTGGCTCTGGTAATTTCCCAAAGAAATCAGCCATTTTCTGTACACCGCTGACTAATGGCGGTAGTATTGTGTTGGCCAGCTCCACCAGCATCTCTCCCAGTGGTACCAGAGTTTCTTGTAGCTTTCGCATATTGGACTCTAATTTCTGTGACTCCGTAGTGGATGAGTCAAACATGCCCTCCGCACTACCTTTTACGCTGTCATAAGTATCTCCCACGCTGCTCATGGATTTTATAAACTTCGTGCCACCATCTTCTGCCATGGTTCCAAACGCCTTGGCGGCCAGGTTCATTGTCTCCTGCTCGTTAGTGCACTCTGATATGTCGGACACGATTGAGTCAATCACGTCTTTCTGGCTGACTTTTCCATCCTGCCATGCTTGGAATAGCTCCTGTGTCTTTGTGGAATACATTCCAATAGCATCCGCTATTGTTCCATCTGCCAGCCTAGCAGTTACCTCATTGATGGCATCATTTACCTTGTCCAGGTTATACGCGCCACCGTCTAGTCCATTATTCAATAATTGAAAATATTCTGATGCTGAGTACCCTGCCTCTGCAAATTTTCCACTATACTCTGAGAGGTTGTCTCCCAGTTCATTTGTTTTGTCCAGACCGTTTGATGTGCCTTTGACTATGTAATCCATAGCCTCTTGAGCACTGAGTCCAAAATGAGTCATCAATGAATTGACACCGCGTAGTGTCTCATTCATATCAATCCCATACAGCTCATCCAGGGTGATGGCCTGTTCTGTCAGATTTTTCAGAGTTGTCTCATCCAAATCTTTCAGGTTCTTTTTGACAGTGATGACAGCATCTGAGACAGAGTCCATAGACTCTCCCACTCCATCTGTGTATACATCTTTGATGACCTTTGCGGTTTGTTCCGCTGCATCTCCTGTCTCTGCAAAATATGTTTTTGCTTTGGTTGTGGCATCATCCGTCTGCAGAAAAGCATCTGTTGCCTTTTCTCCCAGCTCCGTGATTTTATCCCCGACCACTGACAACTGATCTGCTGCCTCCATGAGTACTCCACCTGACAGTGTTTGCCCCATTTCATCCAGTTGGTCGGATGTTGTGTCTGCTTGGTTCGCCGCCTCCTTTAGTTCTTGGATGAGGTTCTGGATTGCTGTGCCATCATCCACTGTGTCAAGTGCGGCTGTTAATTTCCCTATATCTGCTTTTCCATCTGTGCATGATCTTCCAATTTTCTCAATGGCCAGTTTCATCTGGTCTGCAGTTGCTGACCCATTCTTGATGGCCGTCACCAGTCTGTTGCCTAGTACATCTGCATAATCATCCACGTCTGATTTTGTAGCCTGGAATAATTTGTTGAGCCGGTCTGTGTTCGTTGATAGCCGGTCCTGTTCTGTATTTAAGCTCCCCAGTTCTGTTTCATACCTGGTGAGTGTTGCTCTTGTTTCTTCCACCTCGCGCTGGAATGCCATGTATTGCTCCTGGCCTATCTTCCCAGCCTCCAGTGCTGCTGTAACGTCTTTCTGTGCAGCCTCCAGGCTGTCCAGTTTCTCTGTTGTATTTGCAATGGCATCCTTTAAAAGCTCTTGCTTTTGGGCTACCAGTACGGTGTTAGAGGGGTCCAGTTTGAGGAGGTTGTTTACATCTTTGAGCTGTGTCTGTGTGTCTTTGATTTTTCCATTCACGCCACTGAGAGCTTTTTCCAGGCCGGTAGTATCGCCGCCAATCTCAATGGTTATTCCTTTAATGTTTCGCCCTGCCATCCTGTCACCTCCCTAGAATTTGTCAAAATCTTCCTGCGTGGCCATGCGTGGGTACTTGTATGAGTCATTCTGCTGCTCGGTGAACATATCCATCACCATTCCAACTGTGAGCAGTTCCAGGTCTCTGATTGAGATACCCACCTGGCAACAACGCAATAAAAAAAGCGGGGTGTTTAACTCCCTGCTACTTGGTTTAATTTTTTTTTACTTTCGCTTTTGGTTGCTTCGTTCATCTTCCAGAGTTCCAATATGGCAGGCAATACCTGATAAATGGAGAAAGTATCAAACTCCTCCAACCAGTCCATGATGTCCTGTGGTACGCCCTCCGGGTCTGCGTGCTGTGCCATCACATACGCGATATTTTCAAACATGGATAAATCCTCAATAGGGATTTCACTTTCTTCTTTTTCTTTCTTTTTTCCTTTCGCATTCACAGACTTTGTGACTTTCTGCAGGTCCATGAATAAATCACGGCCAAACTTGATACGGTAAATTCTAGGCACCGCTGCGGATGCCTTGAACTTTACCTCTTTGCCGTCAATGTCAACGGTTTTCATAATCATAATTATTCCCCTCCAGTTGATGCTGCGGATGCCTGTGCTGCATCTGCCGCCTCTGTTGGCACATAAACTGTCTTGTACCAACCGTCATATGTTCCTGTCTGTGTGTCAGGTCCTGTCTGAGCTTTCACAAAACCATCAGCGCGTGGGCTGTTCTGAATAGACAGGGTCTCTGTGCCAGGTTCTACCGTGTCCTCTCTTGTTTCAGACTCAATAGACGGTCTGGAACATGTACAGTTATAAAGGCATCTGCGGATTGCCTTTGCGTCTCCGTCAAACTCAAATAACAATGCGAATGGGCTTGTCTCGCTGTTCGCGTTTTCCACAAGTACACCGTTTGTATCTAATTGCTCGTTGAGAATTTCCACGCGGAACCATGATGGAATGATGGCCATTTCCAGATCTCCAGAATATCCGTTGTTTGCGCTCGCCACATAATATGCAATACCATCCGCGTAGAATGTAGAGATTTCTCCCTCAGCGTCCAATGAGATGGCCACTGCTCCTGTGATGTGCTTTGGTGTCGCATAGCTGTATGTTTTTGTACCATCAGCCTCTGTATCTGTCTGCTTGGCCACGTGCACATTTTTGATGTTGTACTTTACTTTGTTTTCTTTTCCTTCCATTTTTATACCTCCATTTCGTATAATGACTCCCACATAGACTCCGACTCTAACCATTCTGAGGCGGTTTGTTCCCAAGCAATCCCGTGTTCATTCAGAACGCCCTCCACCTTTTCCTCTAGTTCCCAGTCTTTTTCATCTGTGTAGATTTCAATTTCCAGTTGTTTGATTTTTAGATAGGTCTGCCCATCCGCAAAAAAGTTGCTTGTACCAGGGGCTTGCCATACCAATATAGGGAGGCTCACCTCTTTCATTTCCTTTTGTGTGAAATGATGATAACGATATGGCAGACCTATCTCATCCAGCATTTTCTTGATTTCTTCTACCGTCATAACCGTTTTCTCAGCTCCTTTTCCAGTTCTTCCACTGCTGCCTTTTCTGCTGGTTCAATATGCACTGCAGGAGCTGTCCTGCCACCATTACGGTTCTGGTGCCCTTTTTCCAGCAAGTGTGTCAGCGCGTACTCCGGTTTTTCTTCATGTACCACCGTGGTGTGACGTGTTCTCTTTGTTTCTCCCACGCCGTATGTCCATGATGCTGCATAGTCACCGGTCAGCTCAGGTGAGTTTTTGTTCAGCATTTTTGCTGTGTCCTTGGCCACTTCTTTGGAAATTTTCTCCACTTTCAGGCCAGTCTCAATCCCGTAGCCATCCAACTGCTTCATAACCTCTTTTGCGAGGTTGCCTATCTTAATTGCCACTGTCATCCCTCCTGTCTTTGAACGGATGCACTAATTTTTCCAGGGATAAATACAACGCCGGTGGCGCGGTGTCATACTTTGCTTGTATCTGTTGTATCTGATAATGGCCAGCCTGGTCTTGCATTTCACTTTCGTCAAATTCCATTCTGTCCCACAGCCAGTCCGTCTCATTTTCCAGGATGACAATGTCCTGTGTTTCAATCAGCAATGCCTCAGCTGCTGCCAAGGGGATGCTCAGAACTTTATCAATCTTGTTTCCTGCGGTCTTGGCTTGCCAGAATCTGGTCACTCCCACTGTCCTGTTTCCAAAGCGGATGTGCTCCACCTTTGTCCTTGTCAGTGTTCTCTCATCAGCTTCACAGATGGTCAGCAGTCCGTCCCCAAAGGTCTCAAATTGTTTGCTCCTCAGTCTCGGCATATCCATCCACCTTTCTGCTGATCTGCAGGGAGATGATTTCCGCTTTGTAGTTCGTCCAGAATTGTGGTATCTCTCCGGCCCTCGCATACATAACGTAATCAAAAAGGAGTGCTTTCTCCTGGGTTTCCCCATAGAAATCGCACTCCCCTATTTTCCCAGATATGGCATTCATTCCACGCTTTGCCATCCCCATGATTTTTTTATCACCCTCGCCATCATCCCATGTGATGTCTAGGTAATTTTTCAACTCAATGAGGAGCGTCCCGTCTTTTTCTGCCTCTGCCATAGCCTTACTCCTTTGTCACAGTTACTGTGTAGGTCTTTGTCTCATCTCCGTCAGTTACCACTACTTTCACAGTGTTGGTTCCATCAGTCCATGTTGCTGCAGCTCCGTTGGTCACGCTCTTGTCACCCACTGTGATTGCAATGTCGGCTGTTCCGCTTTCTTGCACTGCTGTGATTGTGTTTGTTGCATTGTCCGTTGTTACAGTGTAGGTTGTTGTTGCTCCAGCAAATTCAGGGCTGAGAGCCTTTCCACCGATTCTCAAATCAGACAATACTGCGCTGTGTACTGGTGTCTCTGTGACGTTTACCACCTCGAAACGTACTGGCTTGATGTCTGTGATGTCCAATACCATAAACGCATTGTTGTCTTTTGCGAATCCATTTGCGTACAGTTTGATGAGGTATACTCTTTCATCTTCCAAGAAACGGTATTCATCAGAGTACTCAATACGTCCATTGCTTGCCATTCCTACTCCAAGGAAGTACTTTCCGGCCATGCCATATACTGCCTTACCCTCTGGTACTGCTGCACTCTGAATGATTTCTGCAGGTACTGGTAACGTTGATACATACACTCCATCCGGTGTGAGCATTCTTGTTGCTGGCAAAACACGTCTCCAATAATCTACTGGGTTTACAAGGAGAATGAGGTCTGTTACAACTCTAGCTTGTCCCTTGTCATTTCTTGCCATGATGGCTGTTACATTTCCCATCTGAGTCATGTCTAAAGCCGTCATTTTGATAGCTTTCTTGTCAGGATATTTCCCTCCTGTTACTGTAACGCCCTCGCCAACCTGTTTCATCATTCCTACAGGCATGTCTAAACCAGTTCCGTTCACAATTCCGTACTCCAAGCCATTAGAGAGTGCTTCATAAAGCACCTGGCGCACATAGTTATCTAACCATGCAGGGCCTAAATCCAGCATAGCTTTTGACACTGGGAGGAATGCGCTCAATTTATCCTGAGTTACATCAACCTCTTTGAATCCAGATGTTAATTCCTCAATGATCTTTGCTGTTAATTTTCCCCATGCAGCTTTCTGCTCACCGTTGGTGTTCATCATCATACGTGTGAGACCTGTCACTGTTGTGGCAGACAATTTGGAAAGAAGAGGATGGTTTGTTGCCAATTCATCAAAGACAGAATCAATGATTGTCTCTGGCATCACCACATCTACATCAGATAGTGCCTGTTTTGGGTTTGGAGACTTCATGGCCTCAATTACTTTTTCGTAGTATTCTTTTTCTTTGGATGTCAACTGGCGCACACCTCTTTGAGCCAATACTGTTGCATCCTGTTCTGTGAGCAGGTCTCTTGCCTGTTCCAGGACATTGTCCTCAATCTTCTGGCAGAGTTCTGAAAACGCCTCACTGAATGCCTGAGAATCATCATCCTTGATGGCCTGGTTCATCTTCTCCACAAATTTTGCTTTTTCCATTGCTAAAATATCCTTGTTTTTCATTTCTTTTCTCCTTTACATTTTCTCAAATAAGTTGCTGATTTTGTTTGCAAGTGTCTTTTGAGCCGGTGCTGGTGGCACTGGTGGCTCTTTTGGCTCTGTCATGGCCTGCAGTTGTTCTCTAAAAGATTTCTGCTGGGCCATCATTGTCCTGAGCTGAACAATCTGTTGTTCTAGGCTTTCCTGGTTCTGTGGCTCTGCCTGCTGCTTTTTGTCCACACTGTCAATGAGTCCGTATTCCAGACATTGTGCCGGTGTTAGAAAAGTCTCTTTGTCCATCATCTCAATGAGCTGCTGCTCGTCCAGATTGGACCGTTCCATGAAAATCTGTCGATTGGACTCCATGAGTACGTCCAGATCATCCGCCATCTTTCTCAGTTCTTTTGCATTTCCCTGGCACTCAACCCACATATCGTGGACTAGGGCAGATGTTCCAACCCCCATGACTCTCTCATCACATGCCTGTAATATTACAAAGGCAATGCTGTAGGCTACTCCATCCACATGTCCCACCTTGTGGCATGCTTTCTGTTTGAGCTGGTTGTAGATTGCTACACCCTCCTGAACAGAGCCGCCATTTGAATTGATGTGCAACTCAATGGTATCTTTGTCAGGAATGGCTGCCAGCTGGTCTCGGAAATACTTTGCTGACGTTTCGCTTTCGTCATAGTTCCATGTGCTCCAGTTGAATTTCCCAAACTTCGTCACATCATCGTAGATGTACAACAAATGTGTGTTGGTTCCTGCCTGCTGCTGGAAACAAAAATTGATAGGTCTTGGCATCTTATACACCTCCTTTCTCTTGCATTCCGTCCAGAATTTCCTGGATGGTGGAATAATTTTTTGTGATAAAATGCTGATTTGCCCATGGCTCGTCTATTTCTGGTTCTCCCACTGCCCTCAAAATCATGTTGACAGTGTAAATGCCGGAGCTGATGAGCTTGTCTGCTGATGTTGCTATATCAAACATATCAATGTGTTTGACCTTTGTGGTGTTGACCTGCATATGCGTTCCGGTTTTCATGCCGGCTTTTCCATTCCGTTTCCGGTTGATTTCCTGCTGCAGAGTCATGGCCAGAGGGTCCAGGCAAAAGGTCAGCATTTCATCCACTGCTTTGCTTGTGTCTTGTACATCTCCTTTGGCCAGTGATGGCGGCATAGAGATACCGCGCGCCGTGAAGTCGAAAATATCATCATACTGACTTTTGATGTCTCTTGACGAACCCTCACTGTAGGTTTTTGAGCCAAGGTCCGTGTAGGTGTAACCCTCGTACAGAGGCAGTACCGCATTTGAATTGTTGAAAAATGACTTGAAATACTCATTCATGAGTTTGCTCAGCTTTTCGCTGAAATTCTTGTCACTCTGTGCCAATGCAGAAATGTCCAATATGCCCCTGCTGCCCCTGCTTTTTAAGTAGGATTTTGCTGAGTAGTCAATCAATTTGGAATAGGAGCTGTATAGTCCCTGGATGATCTGATTGACATTCTTGTTGTTCAACTTCCAGTGCAGCACATCCTCACTGCGGAAACTGCGCTGGAATGTGTAATCATCCACCGTCACCCCACTGTAGGTGTCCCCGTACAGAGTATTTTTTGTGGTAGTAAAAGAGTCAGCTACTAAGAGCTGACCGTCTGCACTTTCCACAATCAAGAGTTCGTTTTCTCTGTATAACTTTTCCATTGCTTTGCTCAGGAACTCTGCTTTGTTTTGGTTTTTGTTTGGTTCAAAATTCCACAGGTAGTACTCATCACCTTGTATCTCTTCCCCTTTGAAAAATGTGCGGAACTCGCATTTTGTTAGGGCGTTGGCAATTTTCCCCACGCAAGTCCAGAACGCAAGCTCTCGGAGACTTACCTCCACTGCTGCCTCATGCACTTGCTGGTCCGTAATTTCTACGGATGCCACTCTCTGTGGTTCTTCTCGGCTCTTGAAAAGCCGCCTGATACTAAATCCCATTGTTATCCTCCTATCTTGTTAATACGTGAATACGCCCAAATCTGGCGCGTTCGTAACCTGTGCATATGGTATGGCATCTTCAATGGTCATGGATGCCACCAATGCCATGAACGGGTCTGTCTTTCTTGATTTTGCCTCTATCTTTGCATAGACAAAATTGCCAATATCTGCATCATCCTCTTTTCCCAGCTTGCGTCCATACCTCACCATCTTGGTGTTGTTCGTAGCCCATCTGAGCACTGGGTTATCACCCCATGCAAAATAGTCATTCGCAAAGCAACTATCAATCACTGTGGCCACTCTCATGATGTCAGATGGCCGCACCATCTTGAGGTTTTTGTAGGTCTTGGCATCAAAGCCAATGTTTCTCAAATACTGGGCCATCAGAGCGTAGCGGAAATCATCTATTGCCATCATGCGGATGGAGTAGTTTTGCATCTGTTCCTCAATGTACTCCGTAATAATTTCCGGATGTATTTCCACGTCATCCACCACAGACAAAAGACCTCTTTTTTCCCATTCTCTCCATGGTGCCTTTATCCTGCCTATATCTTTTGATTGTAGGCACAACCACGAATGGTTCAGGTCATATCTGATGTTTTCCTCCCTAAAATGCAAATTCACAGACACAAGGTCAGTGATCTTTGAGAAGTCAATGCCGCATGTGCAAACTCTTCCCTGCAGGTCTGGTATTTCCCTGTTGGTCAGCTTGATTTTTTCATAGCTGCAGACTTTTATCTGGCTTGTGCCATCTGGAATGTTCATGCGCTTTGTCATGAATGCGGTGAGCCGTTCTGGATGTTTTACCCAGTCGCGGTACTCTTTCCTGATTTCATCCATGAGAGTTGGCAAGTATGGCAGTGATGGGTTTGCCTTTTCCCAGTTTGCCTCATCATGTACCTCCTCTTTGCTGTCCAGTCTGCAGATAAATGGCAGCATCCCATTGTCTGGGTCTCCACCAAACAGGATGCCCTCTGCCTGCTCCAGCATGTCATCCAGTGGACCCTCTCTCACATCTCCCTGGGTGGTATAATAAGACCGGCGTGGGTGTGCTTTCTTTCCCAGGCCGGTTGTGAATACATTTATATTTTTATAATCTTCATACTGGTGTATCTCGTTGAATACCACCAAGCCGGAGCGCAATCCATCTTTTCCTTTTGGGTTGTTGGTGCGCCCCATGACTGTTGAGTTTGTCTCCAGGCCAATCACTTTCTCTGTTGTCCAATAGAAAAAGCGTTTGAGCTTCTTGATGTTCTTTGGCTGCTCAAACGCTCCCACTATATCTTTGACCGGCCTGAGAGCCTGGTCCTCATTATTTGCACATATATCAACGTCATACTCTCGTATGCCATTATAAGGGGAGGCCAGTGCCGCCCCCTCCAGTGCTATGGTTCCATCTTTTCCTGCCCCTCGCCCGATCAGGCAGAACAGGTCTGGCCAGCGTGGAGTCTTTGAGTCTTTCCAGTATGTGCAATCATGTAGCCCCATGACAAATTCCTGCCATGGGAACACGGTCTCGAACGGGAAATACTTTGCAAGCCCCAAGTAGTTGGTCAACTGTTCCTGGTCAACGTAGATGTCCTCATTTTCAAAGCAGTATCTGATATGTTTCATCAGAGCCTTGACTTCTTTGGATGCTCGTCTTTCTCCTGACTCCACTGCCTCCATGTATTTTTCAATACGTGGGTCACAGTTTATCATCATCATCATCCTTTATCGTCTTGTCAGTTGTCAGCCCCAGCTTGTCCAGTATCATCAGCATTTGCTTGTTGACCGCCACCAAATCTTTGACTGACTGGTTCTGTTTTGTTATCGTTGCTTTCCCGGATGCAGAGGTGGACTCATAGGCTACACCTCGTTTTTTGATGTCCGCTTTGAGCTTTTTTTTGATGTCATACAGACTCATGTAGTCATCAATCAAGTCCAAAAACACAGAAATATCAGCCTCTTTTTTCTTGAGCTGTGAAATTAAACTATTCAATATATCGCCTTTTTTTTGGACCACCTTTTCACCCCCTATTTTTTTATTTTTTTATCATGTGCGACCTCTCTCGGAATTGTCGAGACCACCCACCGGTCTCCGGTTCCAAAATTAAAACGCGATTTTTTTAGACCGGGGGTGTATAGTTTTTCGTCTCTGCCGTCTGGCCAATCTTCAAAGCAAATTCTTTCTTTGTAGTGCCATGGCATTCTCTTTCTATTGCGTTTGTATTGTACTTACATGCGCTCTTGTTGCATCCTGTGTTGAGGTCTGGGTTGCACTCATATAGTTTCACTCCTGGTGCTGCCATGAATGTCTGCTCCATCAAGTCTGCTCACCTCCTCTTTCAGTCCTGCCACCCTGTCTGTTATTCTATCCACATGATCAGCAATCTTTTCTACCAGTTCACCCACCTTGTCCAGCTGTGATGTATCTACATCCACACCCACATGCATGGTTGTTACTCGGTCACCCTGCAATATTCCATAGCCTAATGGTATCAGTGGCCCACTTCCACAATCTGCACAGGTGCATCCATCTCCCTTGTGTCTTGGTACTATATTCATCATTCCACAGTTGGCGCAACTGCCAACCAAATACTCTGCTGTGTCTCTTGGTTTTTGTATCATGTCAATCCCACCTTTCCTCCGTTAGAGGTTCCTCTGCCTTTGGTTTCCGGTACCCATGTACCTCTTCATGGCAATCATGGCACAGGCTTATCAGGTTCCTATGCTTTACACCTCGCCACTCGTAATATGTCTCCAGAGCTGTCTCTGGATGTTTCTTGACGTAGTTGACATGATGCACTGTGGTTGCCTTTGTATATATTCCCTTAGCTTTGCACCGCTGGCACTCATCATGGTCCATGCTCAATATCTCAGCACGTTTCCTTTTCCACTTGCCCCATGTATAGAACTTGTGTATGTCCTCGCGTATGCACCGCCTAACAAAATCAATATCTTTCTGTGTCATCCTCTTCTCCAATACAAAAGGCCCCAGGAAACCTGGAGCCTTTGTGAGGGATAATGTTTGAGAAATCTGTTTTCTCATCTTTGGACACTATCAATATATCACAAAAGTTGTCCTCCGAGTACCGCACTTTCAAATCCTCTGGGCCATCAGGTAATAGAAAAAGCGTCTAACCTTGTAGAAGTATGTTCGTTCGCAAGGTATACCTTTCTGTTTCATCCAGTGAAATGTTGCGCCCTCAGTGGTCACATACTCCAGTATGTACTCGTATAGTGCCTGGTCTTTCCCTACAGCCTCGCGGACTGTCTGCTCCACATTATCCACTTTGTTCTGCAGCTCAACTCTACGTTCTGCCAGAGCTGCTGTTGCATCACTGCCGCTGTGCGCACCAGGCATCCCTGTGATCTGCGGACTCTTCAATGTTGATGTCTCACTGTTTAGCTCTTCCACCCACTCAGGATATTGTAGACAATAAGAGTAAGCTGTCCCAAACGCGTGCTTGCTGATACCGTATTTCTTTTTGTTTAATGGTCGCACATTCGACATTGTTTCATCTCCCCTACTTGTTTTTGCTGAATATAGCTTGTAGTATTGCCAATACCGTTCCACTATTCCTCTTTTTTCTCATCTTCTCTTTTCTCCTCTCTGTCTCCCTGCTGCCCCAGCATCTCATTTCTGGTCAGTTTCATCAGTTCCTCAATAAATTCTTCCTTGTGTTCCTCTATGAACTGGAAATAGGCTTTTTCAGCCCTTTTCCGTTTAATTCTGTTGTATGGCCACATTACTATTGCCCCGACTGCTGCCAGCGCGTTCTTTATTTCTGGCCAGAATATACAAGCTGTGAATGCGAGTGCCATTGTCAGAATTATCATCAAAATTATGAATGTATCGTCTGTCATCACTTTGCTCCTCTGCTCATTAGTAGGTTCAGTGCATCCTCACCTATGTCCGTCTGTTTTCCTTTGCCCTTTTGGCATATTATCATCTGGATGTCTCGGTCATAGCCAATGGATGTCTCCAGTCTCCTCTGAATTTGTTCCAATTTGGCCATCCGGCACTCCCAGGCGGCTCTTTGAAAGCCATCCCACTGGTTCTCCTCAAGTTTTGCCTTTATGATGTCCCTATAATCTGCCAGAGCCTCAATGGTGACTCTTAAATCACCATAGCAAGTCTCTATCCACTCCTCATTCATGCCCTTTGTGTCCATGTAATGATAAAAGCGTTTCATCCGCTCCTCATAGGTCTGTGTTGGGTCTTTCTTGTCCATTTCTTATCTCCTCACAATATCTGCAGTCATTGTTTGCCGCTCCAAAGCATCCCTGGCACTTATTATCCAGGAACATGAACCCTGGTGCATCATCCTGGACAACTGCTGCCGGTTCGTCCTTTTCCTCATCCAGGTAATTGCGGCCATACCGTTCCATGAACTGCTGCCGTGTATGGTCTCTTTCATAGGCTCTCTGGCCATCCTCATGTAGTCTGTCCATGACTGTACGGTTGTTGTGCACCGCTCCTGGCCCATCCAAATGATGAGCCAGACAAAGATACACTTTCAATCCATCCTCCTCTGAGAGCACCCTGTTTGGGCCTCCAAAGATGTGATGCTCATGTACTACTTGATAAATCCTGTATTTATCCTCTTTCATGCACAGATAGCATGTCCCGTCCCTGGTGTGCAGGACGCTTGCCTTGTGTTTCTTTCTTCTCTTGGTTTTCTTTGGCTTTTTGAGTATCATTCCACCGGGTCCTCTGTGATGTCAATTTGTGTGATTTCAGCCAAAAGTCTCTCGTGATTCTCGTCTGATCTCCAGGATGCGTGGAACCTGGCCACGTTATTCTGCCAGAGCAATCCTCTGCTTTTATTGAAAAGCGGCTTTTCCACTCTGTACTCTCCCTGATCTTCCATCACTGCTGCATTGTCAGCTACAGCTATGAACGCATTGTTGATGATGTACACATCACCGGTTGTCTCGTGCTGTAGGAGTCTCTGTGCCACTCCACCGTTTAGCAATACCAGGTTTGTCACCTCAATGATTTCATCAAAGCCCTCCACGTTGACTGCACATGGCAGCTCTGTCTCTAATTGGTTTCCCTCTTTGGTTGCTGAGAAACGCGTACCCTCTGCAGGTACTTCTCCAGCCAGCTCAATCAGCTGGGCCAGTATTTGCTTTGGCAGAAATTCCTTTTTGACATCCATCTCCCAGTAACTGCCGGCAATGTAGTATCTTGCCTCTGTCTGCGCCACGATCAGGCCGCGCTTATATGCCTGTTTCATCAATCGTTTTATAATACTATTGCTTAAAAACATGTTTTATCTCCTTTCGTCTGCTCCAATTTCCACACCAGTGATCTTTCGCTCCCCTGCAGGCACAATATGCTTTATGCTTGCAGGTTTCGCACATTTCCTCCGGTGTCATCAGCTGAATGGTAGCTCCTCGTCAACTCCGTCTGGAATATTCATGAACCCATCTGCATCTGTCTGAGGTTCAGGTGATGGCTGTCCTGGTGTGTATGACGCTCCATCTCTTTTACTCTCTGCAAATTCATGTTCTTCAACCACCACCTCTGTGGTGTATACTTTCTGGCCATCCTTGTTGGTATAGCTGCCAGTCTGGATGCGTCCAGAGATTGTGACCTTGGTGCCCTGCTTGAAATACTTCTCCGCAAACTCTGCAGCTCTTCCAAATTCCACGCAAGAGATATAGTCCGCACCGCCATCCTCTCCGTTTTTCTTGAAACGTCTATCCACGGCCAGCGTGTATCTTGCGATTGCCAGAGTATTCTCTCCCTGGCTGTATCTCACCTGTGGGTCTCTGGTGAGTCTGCCCATCAAAATGACTTTATTCATCTGCGCACCCCTCTCTGGCGTTTCACCGGCTTGTCCTTTGGCTTTTTGGTCTGTTTCTGCTCAGGCTGTTCCATCTGCTCTTTGATTGTCTCTGTTGTCTTTTTCATTCCATCAACTCTCCTCTCATCAATCTTTCTAAATCCCAGTAACGATATGACACGCAATAGCCGTATACAGTTCTAAACACTGCGTGATGTGTATAGCATCTGACCAGCTGCATCCGCTTTTTGACTTTCTTTTTGGTCTTGCTGTCTGTTTTCTCCCAGAAATACAAGTCATACCAGACTCCCTCTTTCAATTTCACATCCACACCCCCACTAATGACGCAACGTCCTCTTTCCCTCTTGGCAAGAAAGAGAAACCGGTGTGCTTTCTCAGGTCCTCCTCTACTTCTCGTAGTGACTTTTTGACCATCACTGTGTCAGTTGGTTGGTCCATATCGTATACCCTGGCCACGCAATAGCCTGGGAAATCCTCTGGACTGTTGTAAACGGCCACCATTGGCATCCTGAGACTCCTCATGTCTACCTGTGCCATTGTCTCAACCTTTTTCTGTTGCATTCTTTTTTCCTCCTCTCTGCTAGTGCTGTGGCAAGTACCACCGCTGGCTCCTGCTGCTCAATCAGCAACTGCTGCCCCGTGTTGTCTCCTCTCAGTCCGTCAGCCGCAATCAGGAAGAGGTTTCCTACAGCCTCCATTGTTTTTGTCAGTGCCTCTTTGAATGCGTCAAAACCCTTGCACATAATTTCAGCTATTCTCTCCACGTTTTCCTCCGGTATGACTAGGTCACCATTTTTGAGGGCTGTTCCCCCTGCTACCACTTGCCACTCTTTTGGAGGATTGTACCCATGGATTTTCTTGTACTGTTTCTTTTTCTGTCTCCGGTTCATTTTTCCCTCCTACGCTATGGCCACACGCTGTGGCTGCTCAATCGGTATTGCTACCTTTTCCTGTTTCTGCTTGATACTGTTCTTGTACTTGGTCAGCACTTTGCTGATCTCTTTTTCATCTGGCTTTCTGTCAAATTTGGAATACCACTGGATGATGTGGTCATCTTTCATGTCCACCTCTAGTGTGTAGTACGGTGTCTCCAGGTCATCCTTTTTCCTCAAAAAGCAAATCCAGCTCTTTCCATCTGCCATTTTCTTCATGTAGTGGCTATCTCTGGCCACACAATGATGGAGCAAACGGCCCTCTTTCATCAGCTCCTCACAACAACCTGCAGGTATAACCATATAGTCCTGGTTTTCCCAGAAATAACGCCTGACCTCTGGGAGCCTGTTCTTGATTTTCTTATCCAGTGGCCGGTATTCTTTCAGGCGTTCCTTGTCATCCTTTTCTTGTGCCATTTCCACCAGCTGGTCATGACGTGCTCTCAGGTCCTTTGGCAATCTCACAATATCATCTGTGGTGTCATAGCCTGCAGCTGCTGCCATTCTCAAATAATCTTTCCAGGTTGTCACCAGGTCCTTTGGTTTCACATCCTGTTTTTTCATGTAGTTGACCATCCGGTTGACACTTCTCAGCTCGTGGAGGATTTCTGTGCACTCTTCCATATCCAGATTGTTGTCTGCCAACCACTGCAAAGACTCTGTGGTGATTTTGATGCCCTGCTGCTCCTCGTACTGTAGCCACTCCAGGGTGTTCAGGCCTCCATTGACCTGTTTCATCCGGCTGACTCTGTTTCCGTCAATTCGTAATGCATCTTGTAATGTCTGGCCCTCCTCGTAGATACAATTTGGATTGCCATACCATCCGTATATGCGCACAATGTCTTGTACCATCCTGACCAGTCCAGCCTTGGCCAGATATTCCAGCCATGGTCTTTGGTGAAATGTGGTGATGTATGTATTCACATCAAATTTCTGGCCCTTGTTGGTCATCAGGTCCAGCCCACTATTTTCCAGATGGCCACATGGCAGCACCTCCTTGAGGTTTCCTGGCCAGAGGTATGACTGCAGGAACCTTTTGTTGCTCCGGTTTCTGTCCCAGAACTCCTGCGTAAATTCATCAGCCTCACTCAACTGGCCGTTCCATACCTTGCCCCAGCACTCACCCTCTGGAATGATGGCTCTGCGCTGTTCGTACATCTCAATTTCTTTGCCCTCCGGTGTCCAGGAGCACACAGCCTTGAACTGTCTCTCTATCCACTTCTTTTCTGAGTGTGTCACGCCTGGGATGCAGGTCTCTTTTTTCTCTTCGTAGGTCTGCAGTATGATGACTGGCTCCGTGGCTTTCTTTTCCTGTCTCCGGCTGTATGCTGTTACTGGTGCGCCACATCTTGGGCATGTGGTTTGTTCTCCATGTTTCCATCCAACCTTTTTCCAGCTATGTGCCCCACAAGCGGTGCAGCTGTATGTAGTCCTTTTCTTGTCTTTCTGCAGAAAGAGGAGGTCTCCCTGGAAAACCTTGTCTTTCACCCACGCCTCTGCCTCGTCTGGCACACATGGCACTGCTGCCATCATGTCCTCAATCCGTTGCTGTTTTCTCTCGTAGGCCCTATCATTCTTTATCCTGATGACGCTGTTCTCAAACCAGTTGATGAATGTATCATCCAGATAGGTTGCGGCCATCTTTTTATCTGCCTCTGATGCAAATTCCCATTCGTTGGTGCAGTAGTAATAGTCATTTTTTAGAGGTGTTTCCCCCTGGCATATTCTGGCCACGTTGTCTATTTTCACCCTGCGCCATCCTGTTCCTATGAACGCATTGAATGCCATCTCTTCCTGATCAGCAAAGTACCTGGCTTTTAGCTGGCCATCCACAAACAGGTCAACCTCCAGAGCTTGGTGCTCATCTACTTCAACTAACTGGCATCTGCCCACTACTTTTTCCCACTGACCCTCCGGTGCGGTGCATGGTTCGGTTTCTAGTAATTTTTTCCACTTCATTACTTGTCACCTCCCATGTAGTAGCTTGTAATAATCTGCTTTGCGCGTCCCATCCCTGGAATGCCCAGCGTCACTCTGCCGGCAGTTACCTTGGCCTCTTTTAGGATGTCCTTGTCCACTGGCATCTGATTCTTGAATGACCAGGAGAGAAGTGCTGCAATACATCCTTTCAGGCTCTTCCCTGTTTTTCTGACCTGGTGGGCAATGATGTCACTGTCCATGCACTGGCCTTTCAGATATTCCACCCAGTCCTCCATGATTTCCTTTGGTTTCAATTCCTTTGCCTCAATCTCTATTTTCCCCAGAGCGGCTGTCAAAGGGTCGCACAGCATTGGTACCTCTGCCCCTATGTACATTTTTGCAATCTCGTCTGGTATTCCATTTTCTTTGGCCAAAGCCTTGATGCTACCTGTGTCACCCTCATTGAACAGGTTTTCTGCCAACTCATTGATTTCTGCATATGAGTTGAACTCTCCAAATTTCTCAAACATGTTATTGCTCCTTTCGTCTTGTGATCTGCGTCTGTAGCCATCCAGTAAACGAATGCCGGCCAGGCTCTCCAAGGACCAGATGCTTTCTGGATAACTCCCAGACTCTTCTCCACTCTTCCTGGTTGGCCACCGGTTTTCCCTTGCTGGTACGGAAATCATTTCCTGCCCATCCGGCCAGGTTACGCTCCATCATGTTAAGGATGAACTCATCCTCTGTGTGTATATGTATTTCACAGCTCTGGTTGAACCTGTCCAATGCCTCAACCAATGCCATCAAAACCGTCTGATGATACGTGCCTGTTATCTGGCCAAATCCCTCACGGGTTTTACTCTCTCCGTTCATCATGACCTCCAGCACATATCCATATTGTTTCTCTGTGGCTTTCGTGGAGATGGAGTCTGTCTCTATGTAGATGTGTGTCTCAAACATTTATTCCCTCCTGTTCAGCCTGATCTGCGTGTATCGTCTATACTTGTACCCAGTCACTGGGTTGATGCCCTCATGAATATTTGCAATGTAATATCCCTTTTTGGGCTTTGGTTCTTCTTTCCACCTGATGAGCTTGTCCACATGAGGCTCAGGCAGAGGCATATTGCGGCTGGTGTTGTAGTTTGACTCTCTCATCCTAGATTCTCCCTGCTGCCCATTGGCTTTCTCGTAGGTGGTGTGTTCATTCTTTGTCACGTAATTTGATAGCTTAGTGAAATCCTCATCATATATTTTCTCATTGTCTTTTATGGTGCTGATGTAGGTTCCACCCTTTTCCCATGCCTTGCGGATAATGTTGGCAGTGTCTCCAATCTCGTTGATCACCAGATGGATGTGCCACGCTCCCTTGGTTCCCCTCTCTATGTTCCTTATCCAGAAAACCTCATATCCTCTTTTCTTGTATTCTTTCCTCACATACCTCATGGCCTTTTGAAAATCTTTCAATGCATCAGCCATTGTGGGAGGTCTGTTTTGCACCTCGTAGGTCCAGGTTGCAAATGTGTCACCCGGCGAGAAGTATTCCAGCAATCTCTGGCGGCACCTCTTGGCCTTGTTGAGATTGTTTACTTTCCACATCTGCTCCTCGGTGGGTTTCACTCTCTTCTTTCTCTTAGCTCCTGGACCACCATACCTCCCATCATGGAACTCCTCTACGTCTATGATGTCACCATGTCTGAATTTATATGTTTTTCTCTTTGTCCCCATAGCTCTCCAGTCCTAACTTTAATATCTTTATCAAGTGCTCAACGGGTCCTAAAATCCCCCGTTTTTCTTGACTTTTTTAGGTTCATGGTAGTACTATGTTTGTAGGAAGTTTATAGTACATCTATGAACCAGGCTGGCAGCTCCAAACTGTCAGCTTTTCTTTTTGCCTTTTTTCACCTCGTGACCAAAGATATACACATCCATGCTCACAATTTTCCCGTCTCTGATGCCTCGGTTCTCATACCAGTAACTTCCACCAGTGGCTTGAAAATAATCTGTTATCAAGTTGCCTCTCCTCGTGCTCCCTATGTACGTTATTGCACTGTCTTCCGCTCCGTGAGCCGCCATGCACTGTACTGGGTACGCCGTCTTGAATGCCACTTTCAACTTTTCCTCGTCTATTTCTTTGTATTCTCCAATCATATTCCCTCCAGGTGGTGCTCTTATCATGTTCACCACGCTCCTATTTGGCATGTGTACCACGTTGCTGCTTTTCTCATTAAAAATCAGCCAAAACCTGTCAACCATCCACGCGCTCTCTAGTATGGTGCGCCCACTGTCATTTTTTCGTGATACCCATGAGCCAGCTCTTGACTTGCTGTCCATGTGTGCAGGATGCCATCTCTGCTCAATACGCCCTGCCGGAATCGAACCAGCCTCTACTGCCCACTGCAGAGGGCGCGCCTTTTATTCCTCATCATTCTTGTGGCCTGCTGCCACCAGTGCCCACAAGATCACCATTGCCATTCCAAATATGTCCCCTAATAGAAACGCAACTATATATCCCATTCGTCATCCTCCTCATCTTCATATCCTGTCAACCAGTCTGCATTTGCTATCCCAAATAAGGTCAGCCATATTGATGAGACAGTAAAGATGGCAACGTCTATGGGTAGGTATTCTATTATCCAGTCATCTGCCATCCAGTCGAATATGCTGAAAAAGAAGTAATGCACTGCTATCAGGGTGATTGTTATGATTACAAAATTATGTATTTTGGAACGCCACTTTTTTGCTTTCTTGCACTCCCAAAATCTCCACCGTAACTTTTGCCCCATGCTTGGCTGACAGGATTGCCGCAAGCGTTTTGTAGAATCTCTCTGCATCAAATTTCCCTTTGACCTCCATGTTCTTTTTCTCCCATCTCAAATTGTTGCTGTTTTATCACTCTCATCCGTACGGTTCCATCTCCAAGCTGAACGATTTCAGACTCATATCCTGCTGCCGCCTGCTCGTAAATCTGTGTTATTACATCCAACGGTTTCACTGCTCTCCCTAATTTATCTGAAATTATTTTCATGTAGTTGCATTCCGTTGGTCTGCATATCGCATTCCATGTGCAACCTTTGCACTCTTTGCAGAGCTTATATTCACCGCGTCCATTGATGTCTGTGTATGTAACAAAATCTGTGTCTGTGTCTACCGTGTAATGAATGAGTATTCCACACGGTGCATACTCTTTTAAATCTTCAACCATTATTCTCCTGCCTCCTCATCACTCTCATAACACATGTTTACTTCAATAAACTTGTCCTCGGTATATCCTCGCTGGAGCTTGAACTCTGCCTCTCTTTCATTCTTTGCCATGACCACTGCCTCTCCTGCAAATTCCAGCTTGTAGCGTTTCATCTCGGTTGGTTCGTCTGCACTTTCCCTTGTTGATTCTGCTGGCTGTTTCCGTATGATTTCATATACTCCATCTGTGTCTCCATCTCCCAAGAGGCAGCTGAGCTGGTACTGGTCATTCTCTGCCACTCCACTAATCAGAGTCTCAATGATTGCATTCTTGATATTTCTGAGGAAATTGCTTTCTCCACTGACGTCAAACCATTCCTCTATCTGGCGTTCTGTTTCACAACTGTCTATGTAGGCTATGACTAATTTATCCACCTGGTTCCTGTCCATCCTTACCTCCTAAGCTGATGCTTTTTCCTGTTCCTGGTCAAACTTGTCCAAATCTAAAGACAACACGGTGCAGATTTTGATAAACTCATCCGCTTTCAATGCTCTTGTCCCCTCAAGTGACCGTCTCAACAACTCTCTTGGCATTCCTATACTGTCAGCCACATGGCTGTATTTGATGCCATTGTCATCAATGTACTTTTTTATAACCTCGTATGCTTTCATGTGTTCCTCCTCTCTGTCTACGTTTTTTAGACTAACTACAATATAGTCTATGTTTTTTAGTTTGTCAACACATTTTATCGCTTTTTGTCTATGTTTTGTAGATTTTTCCATTGACTTTGTTTATTTCTTGCCTTATTATTAGTTCATAGAAGTATAGGAGGTGGCTTGATGGTACGTGAAGAACTCGCAAAGAGATTGAAATATTATAGAGAAAAGAACGGTATGACAGTTTATGAAGTTGGTGAGGCTGTTGGGAAAAGCGGAAAGACTATCAGTGCTTGGGAGGTAGGCCGCGGTCAACCTGATGCAGACATGCTCATTTTACTTTGCAAACTATATCATGTTCGTAGCATAGCCGACCTTTATGGTGAGAGCACTCCTGCACTTACATCTGATGAACTTAGTTTTTTAGAAATATACCGATCGCTCAATTCTGATGGCCGCTCTAAATTATTGGAACGCGGAAAAGAATTACAAGAACTCGGCTATGTAAAAGGGGATATAGAAAAAATGGCATAAAATTCCATAAAGATGCTAAATCAAACATAATACATATCAAATTTTAGTAGGAGGTTTGTATGAAAGATACTTATGAATTTAAAAAACCAAAGACTATGGTTTCTTTTGACGGTAATTTTATTGTGATGTCTCGCGGTGAACATGATTTGAGTATCACAAAACATATGCGTGGTGAAACTCGCATCCCTATCAGTAAGATACTTACTATAAAATTTAAGGAACCAACTTTCACGTCCAGAGGATATATGCAATTTTCCATTCCTCGTACTGGCATCCATGGGATTGCTCGAACGATAGATCAGGCAGAGAACGCTGTTACTTTCGGTAAAGACCAGCTATCTGACGCGTTGGAAATAAAAGCATATGTTGAGAATCTGATGTAATTTGCGCCAGCGCAATAAAAAAGCCCAGTCACATGGACTGAGCTACTTTGAACCTACCGACTGCTGCCGGTATATGTTCCCTCGACAAGAACATTTTACCACATAGTGCAGCTGTTGTGTAGCTGTATTTTTTATACTCTTTTTTAGGTGGTGGATGAAATGGCATACAAAAAATTGATTGAGGAGAGTGTTGTCCCAGGTCTTGTCCGGGTCGCACTGTATATCCGTGTCTCCGGTGAGGAGCAGAAAATAAAGGGATTGAGTTTGGAGTCTCAGCAGGAACGCCTGGAGGCATATGCCAGGGAACGTGGCTGGGTTGTTGTTGGTGTGTATATTGACGCTGCCAAAACGGCCAGGAAGAAATTGCATAAAAGGACTGAGTTTCAGCGGATGCTTGACTCTGTTCAGCGTGGTGAGGTGGACATGCTTCTTTTCACTCGTCTTGACCGTTGGTTTCGTTCTGTTTCAGATTATTACAAAGTTCAAGAAGTCCTGGAGGCTCATGACTGCGAATGGAAAACCATTGATGATGGTGAGGGCTATGATACCACCACTGCCAGTGGCCGTTTGTATATCAATATAAAACTGTCTATTGCTCAGAATGAGGCTGATCTGGATGGTGAGCGTATTGATGTAGTCTTTGATAGCAAAGTGCAGCATGGCACTGTCCTCTCTGGGAGTTGTCCGTTTTGGTGTAAAGTAAATGATGAAAAGCGGCTTGAAATCATTCCTGAAAAAGCAGCTATCTTGCAGGATGCGTTTGATTATTATGAAATTTCTACATCACAGCGCGCTACCATCAAACGCATTCGTGATACTTATGGAGTAAACTGGTGTGATGCTACTTTTCGCCGTATGTTGCATGATGAGCTGGCTATTGGCGTGTACAATAAGAGAGGCAGATACAATCCAGAGTTTTGTCCTGCTGTGATAGACAAAGAACAATTTGCCCGTGTCCAGGAATTGTCAAAGCGTAATTCTCGGAGCAATCCATCTGGTAAAGTCTACATTTTCACCGGCATCCTTTATTGTGATGAGTGCCATCATAATATGGTCGGGTATCTTTCACATGGCCTTTATTATTACCGCTGCAACTATCACTTTCAGCGTGACCTATGCCATCATAATCATTCTGCCCGTGAAAGTCGCATTGAGGCCTGGCTCTTTGAGCACCTTGGTGATGAAATTGAAAAATATGAACTTGCTTGGAATGTGCAAGCTGCAGAAAAGAAACGCACCTCTGCCAGTGTTGACCGGGCTACTTTGAAAAGAAAATTGACCAAACTGAAAGAGCTTTATGTGGATGATCTGATTGATATTGAGGAATACAAACGTGATTATCAGACCTATACTGCCGCCCTCAACAAACTCAATACTCCTGTTGTGGATGAGGAACATCTGAACCTGTCCGGTGTTAGGCAAATTATTTCAAAAGGTTTTCGTGAGATATATGATTCCCTGACTAGGGAGGAAAAGAGAACGCTCTGGAAAAGCGTGATAAGAGAAATAAGGATTGATAATGACCAGAACATCACTGGCATTTCATTTTTTTAGATTTTGTTGTACTAACTGTACAATACCTGTCGGCTCATCGGCGAGGACCAGCCTTGGATGCGTGATCAGTGCTCTGGCGACTGCTGCCCGCTGCTTCTGTCCCCCGGAGACTTCATAGGGGAATTTTGCCAGAATATCGCCGATTCCGAGCTTCTCTGCTATCGGCCGCAGACGGCTGGTCATCTCCTCGTAAGATTTTCTCGAGAGCACCAGCGGCAGGAAAATATTGTCCTGCAGGGAAAAGGTATCCAGCAGATTAAAATCCTGAAACACGAATCCTAAATTATCCCGGCGAAACGCTGACATTTCTTTCTCTCTGATCTCGGCGAGACTCTTTCCGTCCAGCAGAATGTCCCCCGCTGTCGGCTTATCCAGTGCCGCCAGAATATTGAGCAGCGTGGTCTTTCCTGACCCGGACTCACCCATGATTGCCACATATTCGCCCTCCTCGACGGAAAAGCACACATCAGACAAAGCCTGCACCTGATTTCCTCCAAAACGGGTGGTATAAATTTTCTTGAGATTTTTCACTTCTAATATTGTCAT